TAGTAAATGACTCTGCCGATTTGCATACTTCGGACTGCTCCAACACTATTAAAGAACAGTAGTAAAGGTGTCACTAATCACAAGACAGGGAGTTCTTTTGTGGTTTACTTACCGTCCAACAAGAATCCAGAAAAGGGCATTGACGATTTTAGGAATTTGTATGCAGAAAAAGGCAGAGTCATTTACTAACAAAGGGCAAAGTCATGCATTAATTAGGTATATTAGAAAACAACTGAGTAGTATCGATGGGCATTTTGGCTGACTGGGAGATCGCGAATCTCTCTCGTTTAAAAAAGATGATCAGCCCCTTTACTGACAATCTTGTTAGCAAAGTTGACGATAAAAAAATTCTCAGTTACGGGCTTGGTTCATATGGATATGACATCCGTCTTTCTCCAAGTCAATGTTTGTTGTTTGGCGGTACGCAGCGTGGTGATTGCGATCCCAAGTCTTTTGATCAAGAGATTTTAAAACCTCTAGAGCTAAAAGAAGATGAGAACGGTCAGTATTTTCTTTTGCCTCCTTACGGTTATTGCCTTGGTGTGGCTTTAGAGCGCTTGACACTTCCCAAGAACGTTACCGTTGTTGCAGTAGGAAAATCAACATACGCTCGTTCAGGAATTATGGTGAACATTACCCCAGCGGAAGCTGGCTGGGAGGGTTACTTGACTCTTGAGATTAGCAACTGCACAGGATTGTTTAATCGCATTTATGCTAATGAAGGCATCACGCAACTTCTGTTCTATACGGGGGAAACTTGTGCTGTGAGCTACCAGGATCGGAAAGGTAAATATCAAGATCAACCCGCAAAGGTTGTGTTCCCTACCGTTTAATAGAACACTTCGCCGCTAAAGGGCCTAGGTTTGTCTGCGTATTTGGTTCCACCAACGGGACCAAATGCCTCACCCATACTTGGCAATGCAGTGCCTTGAATAGAGGCTTGAGACCTAGGCGTTTTCCCTCCAATGGTGGGTTGATCAATTAATCTTTTGTTTCGGAATTTACCAGCGGCTTTAGCTGCTTTCACTCGACGCTCAACACTTTCTTGTTTTGCATTTAAACGATCAACAATATCTCTTTCTTCTTCATCAACACGACGCAAATCAATGTCATAGCGGTAGCCAGGGCGCAGATCAGATCCTTCTGATCCAGATGTACCGCGTCTAATAGAAGGTGAATTATCTAACGCCATTTAACTAATTTCGCCATGTTAATATTCTATTAGGAATAAATCAAGACATTAATAGCCATGTTAGGTGCTGCTGGATTTTTAGATAGTTTTGTCCAGGATGAATTGCTTTGTCGTTGCTTAAATGAAGATGCATTTGGGCAGCCTGTTGCTAATGAAGAAAATGACGTTCCACTGTATGATCAATACAATCGTGGTTTAGCGTTATGCGAGCAGGGACTCGATCGAACAAATCTGGCACTGGAAGGCAATCAAAAACGTCCGGGACTAACGGGCTACATTCCCTCGATGGAGGATGCAGTGGGGATGGGTGCTCTTCCTCAACCGAAAACTCTTGTTCTGGATCTGGGCGGTGCGCCAACGAAGGAGATGATGGAACAGTCCAAAAAACGTCGTGGTTTGAGCCGGTGAGTGATAACGAAATAGAGATCAGTGACTGTCCAGGGGGCATTTGTCCTGTGCCCTGGGCCACTGATACTAGTGGTGACGACGAAGCTGTTAAGCCCAAAACTCAATGGGATACTTATATCGAAAAGCATCGTGAAGTAGAGAAAGAATTGACACAAGATAATGTCAACCATCCTTCTCATTACACTGCCGGAGATATTGAGTGTATTGAAGCCATCGAAGCGCAGCTAACCAAAGAAGAATATAGAGGCTACTTAAAAGGTAACGTCGCCAAATATTTGTGGAGAGAAAAACAGAAAGGGGGTACTGAGTCCTTGCAAAAAGCTCAGTGGTATTTAAATCGTTTGATCGAGCTGGATTAGTCTCGTTGCCGCCAGTCATCAGTACGTTCCTGGCTGAACCATTCCACAATGTCATCTGCACTCTTAAAACCAGTGCGGTGATTTTGTGGGTCTGGATCTCCCAGGTCCATTGCGTTCATAAAGCCGTCTAAGCTGTCGGCTTTCATTTCTGGATTACAGGCAAGTCTTCTTGCACGGCGCATAATTTCTGCGGCTGATCGATTAGCTTTTGCTAGTTTTTCAGCCCAGATCATATCTTGCAATTTCACTTCTTCTTTATTTGCGATGCGAGAGCAAATAAATTCGAGACGCTTACGGTATTCAGTTGACAGCATTTTCAATCAGAACGGTTGGAATCCTTCGCTTTCTTCATCTTCTTCGTCTTCGTCTGCCATGCAGCTGACGGCAAGTTCCATCAGTTCTACTTCGGTAGGAAGATCAAAGTCAATTTGAATATTTTCATCTGACATGATGGCGCGTACAGCATGCCATTCCATCAAGCGTTGATGATAAAGATTAAGCAAGGCTTCGTGTAACTGCTCCCAGGTCATCTCATTAGCTTGCATTTCTGCTTTACGCATTGCAAACTGTAGTTCCAAAGGAAGCGCAAAAGAAGTCGGTTCTATAGATCCTTCCATCGTGTGCTGTTCGCTCTGTTACTTATATTCTAAACCCTGAAGTTAAGGATTTAATTCAAATCGTTGTTGGTATACTCCATCCAGAATTCTTCATCTGTCAATCGGAAGTTATTGATGAACTCTGACAATGTATATGGATTCATCTGGTCTTCCAGTGCTTTGATTGCCCGCATCTGAATTGGTGTGCCGCAGTAAGCACTGAATGCTTTTAAAAGAATACTGTTTGTCCCTTCTTCTGTTTCTTTGATTTCTTGAAGAAAAAGTTGAACTTCTTCCCTACGTCTCTCGATGAGGTTGCCAATAACCTGATGATTCTCATCAAAGACCCATTGTGACATCAAATCAATAGTGTGCCTGTAGTCAGAACATTCCATGGAATCTACGATGTGGCTGTATAAAAAGCCATGCCACCCGACCGAGTGAATAAACGAAATCAATGCTTGACACATTGAATGGTCTAAAGCCAGCTCTAAACTATCTAACTGCTCGTAGATAACTTCAACTTCATGCTTCAAGTATTCGAGGGCTTTTTTTCTGCTACAACGTTGCCCTGCCTTAACTTCTGAACCATCAGGATAAAACTGGGAGCCAAAACCAATTGTGTATGGATAACCCCCAGTGACAGGATCAGCGTAAGCTTTTTCGTTGAAGCCTTCGTATTTTTTAATTAACTCAATTGCTTCGCTAAAGTCCGCCATGGGGTAACAATAATTACCCCAATAATAACCTACAATTTACTTACCTTGCCCCCTGGATCTTTTACGTCCATGATTGGGCTTTGAATGTTTGCCATCTCCTTGCCGAGATTTTTTAGGGCGTCCTTGAACGTAACCGCCGCCTTTTTTGATCATTCTTCTAGAGAAGCTTCAGCCAGTATACTAAATAAAAAATATTTTAGTTGCCGCATTTTTTCTTGTTCTTCTGCTGGTCGAGCTGGAGATCCAGGCCAAGCATTAATGGCATCGCAGACTGCAGTATATAAAGTACGGCAATCAGCAACAGACATCTCTAGTTCTATAGTTATCATTCGATAGGAGTATAGCGATTTTGTAGCTCACTCAATCTAATCATTGCCATGGTTTGTGCATCTTTGTTAGATGATGTGGCAATTGTTTCCATGTACTTCCCTGCCAGTTCTATGAACTGTTCTTTTGGGATTAGTGTTTTTTGTATTTGTATTACCATTTTACTTTGTGGCTCCAATAACGTGCACTCATCTTACTTGGGTTGCTGTCTTGCGCATTATGTCTTGCGTAATAAGATTTTTTGCGTGCTTTATCTTTTGCACTGGTTGGGTTTTTGCCAGCACCTTTTACGCCTTGTTGTCCAAAACGAATAATTTTTTCTTTATCGCCTTCTTTAGCTAAAACCACATGGCTTTTTGTAGGGTGTCCAGGTGTTTTTACTGGTTTATTGGGAGTAAGACTGTCTCGTAACTCCTTTCCTTTTTTGTAACCCCTGGCGGCCTTAGCAGCTTTTTTGCGTTTATCAGACATGGTCGTTTAATTAAACTTAAATCCTGCAGTAAACTCACCAAGTAAAGATTCTGCAGCTTTAGATTTAGTGCTGGGACTATCTAAATCTAATGATAAATCAAAGAAGCTTGAATCAGAATCACTTTTTTGTTCTTCATCATCTTCTTGTTGGTCATCATCTTCATCAGGAAAGAATGATTGAATGCTTGCCATTGACGCAAATGGATCACTAAAATCACCAAAATCAAAGGAAAATCCTTCTCCTTTTCCTGCGGCAGTCAATAAAGCCATATCATCTCTATTTACATCGGGCATAAATTTCTCATAAAACTCATCTTCTGTGCCGCTGTATCCAGCTTTTACGAAAGCATCATATAACTGTGTTTTGGGTTTTACGTCGTCCGCTTCATCTTCTTCTCTTTGAATGTAAGTAATCCCAAGATTTTGTTGCGTTGGCTTCTCACGTTTTTCATTAAGGTATTTAATATTTCTACGTATATCTGTTGCTGAACCTGTCTGCAATGTCTCTGCAATGTAATCTTTTAATTCCTCAAGAGAACCTGTAAAGTCCTCCATACCTAAATCTTCTAGTACTTTTTCCCAGTCTTCTGGCGCATCTGGATCTAAACCTTCCAGCATTTCCTCAGCAAATTCTCTTGGTTTAATAAATTGACCAAATACAGTTCCGGCTTCT